CCTTACCCTCAGCAGACACCGCCATAATCTTAGCACCCGTATCTGCGAATATCATCTCAGTAGTATTCTCAACTATTAAATCTCGTTGTAGTGATCTCGGCAATGTACTATAGAAACGCTTATACATAGCCAACATATGTTTCGCTGAGGATATCTTATGGCTTAGTATAGCGATGGTAATAGGTTCCTTCGCCGTAAACCACTTATAGAATAACCACGCACTAACAAAGGTGGTACTACCTATCTGTCTTGGCTTGAGAAACAAGCAATCCTTATCGCCCTCTAAAGCCTCATACATCTTCAGTTGCTCAGCAGTTGGTCGTAAGTTACACAGTTCCCCTAATTTATTAATAATCTTTAGACGACTAATGAATTGTAACGGGTCACCCAGTACCTTCTCTAACTGGCTGTTAAGCATATATTCCTTTCTCCCTCTTTAACAATAGTAACGCCAATGTGGGAAAATGGGAGCCAAATAATTTTGACCTATTATCATATAGATAAATTCTATATGATAACATATACCCCTTATACTTCTTATTATTATTATTTTTTTTATTACAGTTTAGATATGATTCACTATTCATTACATTATTAACCTTACTATATTACCTACCACTAACCACATAACCTAAACCCATTAACCACATTAACCACTAACCCAAACCAAACCTAAACCAAACCTAACCTAACACTAACCACCACACTAACTAACCAACTAACCATCACCACTTATATCACTAACCCAATCATCAACCACATCTCTTATCTTCCCCTTATCCACATCAACATCTATCCAATCATCATCATATTTTATTTTTATCTTCACCGACATATCCGACTTACTATACTGATTCTTCCTCTTATCCTTCTTCACCTTCACATCTATATCCAACTTCCCTATCACTAACTTAAACATTTTATTTCCTTATCTTCTATACATCCCAATTTCGCATAGCGAAATTGGGATTACTTCCTTCTACAATTTCAATCCTTTATTCCCATCAATTACTGTCAACCAATCCTTCATATCATATTCTTCCTGTTCCATCTGCTTCTCATAATTCTTATCATCCCTTCTCCTCTTCAGCATTTCCATCTGACTTAATGTACTTAGTATATTACTAAATGTCTGTCTTCCTATCTTACAATTCCTGCTCACATTGAATTCCCTGAGGGCATCTTCAATTAGATCCCACAGCACCGTTTCAATATCACGATCCTTCACCGCTTTGAATGTAGTCTTCTTCATTCTTATTATATCCTCCCTATGCGATATTTACAAAAGTATTATTACTTTCTTTATCGCTATCCTCTTCAACCTCAGGCGCAGCCTGAGGTTGATCCATTATGAACAGAGCCTTGAACTGTTCTGCATCTCCCACTATCTCGCCTATCCTCGCTAGCCCTTGCTTATACAACTGCCAGATCCTCTGCCTTGTATACCCCATTTCCTTTCCTATCTCATCCATACTTCTACCTTCCCAAACAAAATCATTTATTATTTTCGCTTCCCTTTCCTCTAACATCTCACCGATCCAATCAACCAATGCGATCTGTGGCGGGAATGTGATAATGTTTTTATTATCTATGCCATCTATCCATTCATCTTCTGGGCTATAATGTCCTGACACTTTATCCAATCGCCAAGTATCGCAACCTACATAACGCCAATCATCCTTGAACTTCCGCCATCTCTCCTTCCTAATCTTCCTATCATTTAATCTTACCTCTTCATCCATAACCTATAGTCTCCTTTACTATTGTAATCATAACCTAATCAATTTACATAAATCAACTGAACTATACTACAACTTAATTAGTAATAACTATAAGTATTCACCTCTTGATAATAGTCATTTTGTAAAATAGTATTACTTCTATTATACACCAAGCAGTTACTAATGTAAAGCATTATTACGCTTCACCTGTTTCTGAATGTATGTAGACCACTGGAATCTCTTTGATTAATTTATAGTCAATGTCTCCAGCCAACTTATCCGGATGCTCCATCCCTACTGTCTTCATAGCATTTATCAACGCCTCATCTACATTGTTACCAACGCCATCAATCATAATAAAGAATCTGTATACACCTTTCTTTTCCATCATACTTCCCTCCCTTTATTTCTTTCCAGATCTCATCAATAGTATTATCCATCGTAGTCTCATAGAACATCCTTTGATTTCTCATAGACATACCAATACTTTCCTTACCCTTTATCTCTGCTATTGCAAAGATCAACGATACCAATTCAAGATTATTTCTTTTAATCTTCCGCCAATCTATTTCTCTGAGGAATTTAATCTTACTTCTCCTCCACGCTAATTCATCTACTGTCAGTAAGGTCACTGTCCTATCTCCTCTAATTATCTTCCATTCATTATTCTTCTTATCTGCCGCCATTACCATACACCTCCATACTTCCATCCTAAGGCATCCTAATGTTCTACCTATGTATACTACCATTTAGTAAAACAGGAGGTCCTCAGCGTACAGCCAAGGACCCCTATCCTTATCTCTACCTCATCGCCCTGATAGGTGTAATCCATACAGCAGCACAACCCCATTCTTCTACATCTTCAAACAACACATCACTGCCATCATCATTCTTTCCGAACGGTTCATAATACTGTTCACTATTATTATCACCACAATGCTTATACTTTTTAATTAACCTCATCTTATTCTCCGCATCTTCTCTCTCCACGAAGAAATAATCAGCCACAACAATTGGCTCTCCATACTTCACATCAACCAATGCCTTCACCTGATAACAAGCAATACATTCTTCTGCATCCATTGTCTTACTGAATCTATTACCTTCCTTATCCATCATCCGAATCTCTTCTGTAATCCTAATCATAATACCACCTCACTTACTTCAACACCATCCTTCAACAACGGCATCACCTTATCCTTACGCAAATCGTAATACCTTTCATTCTCCCAATCGTATTCATCTACATCAACAAACAAGATAGTAAATGCCCAAGGCTTACCATCATTATCTTCCTTACAATTCATCTTATACCTAACCATCACCTGACTAGCCAATGACAAATCATCATACACCTCATCCTTCATACACGCTGGATAGTCATCATCAATACACCTGACAACGAACATACCCTTACTTCCAAATTCTGCCATAGCAGTTTCTACATTAGTCATTTCTTTTTCTCCTTTATTGAAATGCTGAGGAATAATTTAACGAGCATTCCTCAATCTCATACATACATTATACCATACATCTTTACTATTGTATAACCTTTTATTACAAATAAATAAAATAAATCCAGCAGCCATTACAACCACTGGATCTATCTCTTATCTACTACGCCTCGTCAATCACATCACATTCTCTAATCACTTGCTTCTTACTAATACTAACCAAGCCACCATTATACATACACAATAACCTTCTCTCATTCTCCTTCCTACTACCCATACAAACTACTACCTCTCCTCTACTAATCCTACCTCTCACATTCTTTACACCAACACCAAAGTAGCCAATACTTTTCGTCCTAACCCTTATCAACTTTCCTTCACATTCCTCTCCCCAATTATTAATACTTTCATTTCTCTTCTCATACAACTTCTCCTTCTCCATTCTAATAACTGACAATACACTTTGACAATCTCTACTTTCCTCTTCAAATAATCTTTCACAATTATCTCTCATCTTATTAATCTCCTCCAATACTTCTCTCTCCTCTCTCTCTAATCTCTTCTTCTCTTTCTCTAAATCTCTATAACCTAACATTTTTATTTCTCCTTATTATTTCAGCCAATCAATCAAACCATTCAATCAATCAACTATTATTATTATACAATCTTCTTTACTTTTGTTTAATCTTTTATTACAATAATCTAAATAATAATCCCCTCAATACTTTCATACTGAGGGGACACTATAACTTCAATCTAATTTATTTCTAAATTATCTTTCCACTACTACATTCATTCCATTCTCTCACATACTTCTCATCTCTTCCTAATACCTTACCTCTATAATAATCTTTCCTTATTACTTCTACTATCTCTACTTCCCAACACTTCTTATCCCATCCATAATTCCTATCCAACTTATCTTCAATAACTACATCTTCCATTACATCAATCATACAACCAACATAACTTCCATCAATCATCTCAACATCATCTTCAATTCCACTATACATAAAATCTACTACATCATTCTTCTTCCAACTTATCTTATTCATTTCAATCTCCTTATCAAATAAATAATCTATAAAAATTAACTACTAATTAATTAATCCTTACATCTATAACTATACCACATACTTTACAAAAGTATAATCTTTATTTACTATTTATTAAAATAAATTCTAATTCTAAATTCTAATCTTCAATACCTTCAGAACTTTCTTGATAAGAACTTTCACNCCTCAGTCTCATACCGGCAATATCATATTCTATATTCCTCAGTATTTATTCTTTCAGAAATCCATTCTCCTATGGTCGTCTGCTTACCAATTTTGTACCTACATCTATACTAACTGCTTTAGCCAGAAAATTGTAAAGACTTATTTTAATTTATTTTCATTTCAGATTCTCTTGACAATCTGCATTTTACAATGTATAATATAATAGAGGTCGTTCATTATGGATTGA